ACGATTGATTAGAACAGCTAAAGCAGCGTGTTCGTCACCAACGAATGTAGCAGTACCTGATACAGCAGTTTGGTCATAAGTTTCTGAACCTGTACCTGCTAGGTTACGTAATGAACCTAACACTTCTTGGTCAATTTCAGCTGTAATTTCTTGTGCCAAAGCAGCCATGATTTCTGCTTCGATGTCAATGCCTTGTTGGGCTTGTGCATCTTGAGCAGCTTCAAAAGTCCAACGAGCTGACAATTTACGTGTCTTAGCTTCGACGGTCTGTTTCAAGATCTGGATGCTTAGACGCTTACCAGCACTACCTTCTAGGGTAGCAGTAGTACCGCCAGCAGCCGCAGTGCTGGTTGAACCAGCTGCGTTACCAGAGTATGAAGCAGCAATTTTGAATGGGCTTAGTGCTTCGTCACCAGCTGTAGCTCCACCTGCTGTGTCAGCATAGCGAACACGTAGGGTATGGATTTGACCAACTGGTCCAGTCATTGGTTGTACGCCAACCAATTCATTAGCAATGACCGTAGGCATTACACGTCTAATCACTGGAAGGATTACACGATTTAGTGTTGCAACGTTACCGGCAGAAGTAGCACCAGCAGTGGCACTCTCCGACAAATACTTACGGGTATTTTCAAGAGTTGTGGCCATTACTGAACGACGAGTTCCTTGAAGGCCTTCTAATAGTGCCTCTTTGGTTTCCTGCCAGCGTGACTCTAATAGTTCTGACATTATTGTTCTCCTTAAACTTTAAGTCCCGCGAGCTTGCGGATTGTAAAAATTTCAGCAGTCTTTTCCCCACTGCTGATTGATTGTGCCTCTTTATTGCCTGTGACTTCAGTGCCTTCTGTTAGTGCCTTCTTCTTAGGAGCCTCGCCGGCCATTACAGCTGGGAGATACTTGTCAAATGCCCCACGCAGTTTGTCAGTTGAAACGGATTCCAACAACTCTTTCATAACCGTTTTCTTTTCTCCGGCTAGTGGGTTTAACAATTCGCTCATAATTTCTTTGCGAGCTGCCACATCTTTAGCGATGCGGATTTCGCGGTCCTTGCTTTCAACAAGGGATTTTTTCTCTTCAATAGCTTTAGCAGCTTCTGCGAGAGCAGTTTCTTTTTCTGCGATGACTCTCATCAACTTAGAAGTTTCGCTTTTCTCGTTTAAGTGGCTAGAAGCATATTCGCTAGCAAAGGATTCAAAAATCCTACGACCAAAGTCGTTTCTGCGAGCAGCTTCAATATCTTCTTTCAACTGGCCCATTTCAGCTGTTAGCTTACGTGTTACAGTTGCTTCAACAACGTTAGTTGCCTTGGCAATGAAATTAGATTTGACTTCATCAAATTTTGCTTTTGCTTCACGAACAAGTTTGACTTTTGTTTCAGCTAGGTCTTTCTTGTCAGTGTGGAATTCTGCGATTTCTTTAGCTAGAGCGTTTACAATGAAACCTTCTAGTTTAGCAAAATTTTCTGCTACAGATTTACGATCTGCGTGTAGTTCTGAAAGTTCGTTTGCTAATCTAGAAAGCACGAAGCTCTCCATTTTCTTAGCATCGTCTTTCATTTTCTTAGCATACTTGGCTTTAGCTTCGATTAGCGCATTGCGATCTTCAGCAAGTTCTTCAAGCTCAGCTTGTAGTCTTTCTGAGATCATGCGATCAACTGCTTCAACCATAACGCCTTTGTCATGCTCATATTTCTGAGCAAACTCTTCACGTAGTTCAGCTGTGACTTGATCACGGTTTTCTTGAATTCTGCCTTGCCAAGCAGATTCAATTTCCGATTTGAGTTCTTCGGAAATCACATTTGTTTCAAAAAGTTGTTTTACTATGTCTAGCATGTGATTCTCCTACTTGTTATTTGAGTTTCCCGATGATGCGCATCAGGTTCTCTGCTATGTATTTCTGTGCCTTTGGATCGCCTTGAACTTCTTTTGCTATATTAAATGCCTTAAGTCCACCTACTGTATTCATTAGATGTTCATAAACTGGTGTTGGATAAGCGCCTGGTGCGCTTGGTTGAGCAACGATGTCAACAGTAATGATTTCAAAATCAGAAACTTTACCGCTGCCATCTTCTGAAACGTTACCGGAACCCCTGCTTGATACGCCTAGTTTAACTCCGTTCTCCAACATGGTTTGTATTAACTGTCCCATAGGAGTTGGAAGTAATTTTAATTTACCGTATCCATTTGGACCGTCCATCCACATTTTCGTAATCATGTGGCTAACTCGATCCAAATTAATGCGTAGGTCCGCAGGATGATCAACTTCTCCTAGCACTGAGTATCCGCCGGCAATCTGCTCATTGACAGTTTTGACAGCCCGACTAATTTCAGAAGAGGGGTAAACTCTCTGATTCTGGTTTCTAATATCGCCCTGGATACAGATACCATTCAGATGTAGAGTCTTCTTGTCCCCTTCCTCGGAACTTTCAAGAACCAATTGCGCTTGGTCGAAACTCAGGTTTTCTCTAAGATAGTTTTTCACCTAAAGGGCTCCGATTACTTCTTACCGCGGAAAAGACTTTGTGTGTTCTGTTCGCCACGTTGGCCGCCCATCTCACCTGTACGTGCTCCAGCCATTTCGCCAGATGCTCCGCCTTTCTTCTCTGCTCCGTGTCCTGGCTCTTTGTGTGTAAATGCTGTCTTACCAGCCTTACCGCCTGGAACGTTGATGTTACCAAAATTTTCTTCTTTTGTTGATGGGTTAGCTAGTCCGCCCTTTGTGCTTGCGCCTTCTGCTTCAACTCCGCCTTTAGCGATGTTAGCAGTTGTGCCGCCCATGTCGTTCTTACCAGCTACTGGGCTCTTCATGTTTTGTTCGCCACGTTGGCCACCCATTTCGCCTGTACCTGCGCCAGCCATCTTACCTGATGGTGTGCTTTTCTTTTCAGCGCCGTGTCCGTCTGAAACACGTTCTACGTATTCACGCACTGTGCTTAGGTCTTCTACTTGATCCATGCCAAATGAGTCACCCATTTCTTCTTCGCCGCCCATACCATGGTCGCCGTGGATGCCAGGCATTTCTTCTTCTTCGTGTTCTTCACCTTGTAGGAACTGGTCGAAAGCAGCTTGTAGTTCGTCGATAGCGTGTGTTAGGTCTTGTACGTCGCCCTTAGTTGCTGGCTCGCCTTCTTCCTCTTCACCTTCTTCTTCACCACCAAATTCGCCTTCTTCGCCTTCTTCCTCTTCGCCTTCTTCACCGTCTTCGATGTCACCCATCATATCGTCGGTTTCGTCGCCGGCTTCGTCAACTACATCAAATGACTCGTCCATTTCGTCTTCGTCGTCTTCCATTGATTCTTCGACTTCTTCGTCGTCTTCTAATTCGCTTTCGATTAGGTTTTCGTAGATTTCACGTGACTTTTCTACTACGTATTCGTGGAAAATGTCCTCAGCTTTCGCTGTGTCATTGTTTACTAGAGATTCTAACATCTCAGCAATTTTATTCTTATCTGCCATTTTGATTCCTCCTGAAATTGTGTTAGGCTGTCGAGTATATTTACTACTAAGATAATAATTGGGTATTAAATGGTGCTTTTTTGATCAATTACGATTATTTAAATATCGCTCCAGGAAAATCCTCGTTAAGTTGTTCAAAACTTATCTGCCTTAAATTTGTTGATATGTCGCCTATATTTGCTGGTATAAATGCGCCTGGTTCTGATACTCTGTTGAAAATTATCTTAGGGTTTTCTTTTATCACACGTTCAGTCTGCTGACTCCAGTTACCAAAGTAAGTGGCTGGTTCTGAACTGCGTTTATAGTTTGGTGTGTCAGCATACACATTGTTAAACTGTTCACCTATGCCCTGGAAATCGAATCCTATAAAATATATGCTGGTATGCTGATGTAGCGTGGCCATCCATAGTGCTGTGGGCCCAGAACTCCATCCTTTATGCGGATTAAAGAAGTTAACTCCCTGCTCATTTAGCACATCTTTGTTAGGATTTGTCCACAGTTGATGCTTCAAATGCCAACCTGTAGCTACAATTTCTCGTACCATTTTAACGTCTACAGCTATTAGATAATCAGGCTCAAACTCTCTATAAAGCCCGTTACAGCCGTATACAGTACCGTATTTTTTAAGCTCATCAAGATTCGCTCGCAGCCTGCTGCGACCATTTCCTAATACAAAAGCTATATTTTTATGCTGCGGGTTCTTCGGCGCCGGCTGGTGGTAGTCCATACATCTGCTGTATAAATTCTAGCTCCACAGCTTGCTCGAATTGGTGAGCTTCACTTTGCTTACGCAATTGATTGATCTGCTTGAGAGTCAAGGTGATTTTTCTCGTATCGTCAGGTTTAATGACGTTCGAGTCTCTTTTGTTTTCGTAGCGTTTGTCATCAACGTACTCGTTGTTCTGATCGCTGAAATAAAAGAATTCGTAAAGTTTCATCTTGTATTTATTAGATCGTCTGTGGAGTTGAGGCCGGCGCTGCTCCTGCGCCTGCGCCGTTCATGGCTGGTTCTGGTGGCGGTGCTGTTTCTGCTCCGTCTGCTGCTTGTGCTGCCATATCGTCTGGAGCTTCTGCTGTTTGTGCGTCTAGGTCTCCTGAAATACCATCTGGAGTTACTCCAACACCACGCATTTGTGCGGCAGCGTTCATAGCAGCAGCAACCTGCATGCCATTCTCTTCTTTCCACATGCGTTCGTTGTCTGTGATCTCTTCTTGGCTTAGACCTAAGAATCGTTTTAGAGCAAAGCGTTTGCTCATAAACGGAACTTCTTGTAGTGCTGCGAATGTCTGTACACGAGCATTGTCTAGTTCAGACTGTCTGTAAGCAGCAAAGTTTTGTGGCGGATTAAACTTGAGTTCAAACAGAGTGTTGTCAATGTTGATACCATTATCAATCAACCAATTCTTGAATTCAATGTCGAACTCTCCAACCATAAGTGTTTGGAGTCTTTCGCAATATTTGTTAAATCTTAGTTCTTGAATGTAAGCTGTGCCTACTTTTCCGTCCGTGAAAGCTGCTTGACTATCATCAGGCATAGTAGGAAGATAGCTGCTTGGAATACGCAAAGCACGGAATAGCTTGTTGGTAAAGTAACGTAGGTCATCAATTTCGCCTAGGTTTGTACCGCCTGGCAGTGTGTCAACTTTAGATCCACGACCTTCTGCTGTCTGCGGGAAGAAATAGTCTTCTGATATGCTTAATGGGTTATAGCTTGAATCAATTACAGAGTTGCCGCCGCCTGCTTGGCTAGGTATGCGTCTTTGATTGATTTCGTTTTTAACACGCTCGACGAACGCCATAGCCATGTGCGCTGGCATGTTACCCACGTCAACGTAGAAAATACGTCTTTCTGGAGCACGTTGGATACGATAGATAATAATCGCATCTTCTAGCAGTTCTTTCTGCTTGTAAACTTTAAACACAGCTTCTAACAAGCTGTTACCAAATGGATAGTTGTTGTCTAGTCCTTCGCTTAAACTAACGTGTACAACGTGTTTAGCGTCAACTGCGATTTCATTTTGTGCTGTAGAGAATCTGCTGCCAGTCTGTTGCGGAGCAGCACCGACCATACCTCTTGCTAGAGCACCGCCAGACACATAGCTAGCTGTACCTGCTGGAGTGTTCTGTACATTAGGATTGATTGTAGTTGCTACTAGATTGCGGAAATTCAAGTTAAAGTCACGGATAACATACTGCTCTGGTGCTTTACCTTCTGATTCATTAACGATGATCTTTGTAACTTTACCTGGATCAACATAAAACATTTTTTTAGTTTCTGGATCACGGATAAAGAAACAGTCTCCGTATTTGAAGATGTTGCGCACGATACGGAACAGTCTAGTATCAAATTGATTTTGTCTGTACCACTTCTGTAATCCGTCTTTGAGCAGCTTGACTTCTGTAGAAGTAGGCTGTCCTTTAAACAAGAAATGGAACCCAGTGTGATTGTCTTTGTTAGTCTGAGAGCAGAATTCTGCTAGGATGTCTAGGGCAGCATTAACTTCGCTGTCCATGTCCATTGTATCATACTGTAAGTAACGCTCAACACGATTTGGTGTGCCTGCGTAGACATCTGGTAGATAGGAACTGTAATTTGCCTTAGCAGGGCCAGGACGCGAACCGTTGCCCAAAGGACTGAATGTTCCTTGTTGCGCTCCTGTTGCTACAGGTGTAAAATATTTTTTCCAGCTCACTGTTATCTCCGATTAAGCCCTGTCAGGCAAAGTTATTTTGCCCTGGGCATTTATTCTGTCTCTTTCGATTTTTAGTTCTTCTCTAGTGTTTGCTATTATGGCGGTCACACTTGTATTTAAACTCGCAACGATTTCTACTAGGGCAATCTGATCTTTGCTCTTTACAATGTTTTCTAATTGTTTTGGAGTGACTACTGCCTCGTTACCATGTAGCTCAACTGGCGTTCCGGTTCCAAAATCACCAAATAGCTTACCTAATACTCCTAATGTACCAGTACTAAACTTCTGTCTAAATTGCGTAGGATCCATTTCAAACCCACTAGTACCTTTACCAGAATACATCTGAAATAGTGTTCTAGCTTTTTCTCTAGCTTGGGCATCAGTAAATTCACCGTTTAACCAACTTTTATTTGCTTCTGCGGTTTTTCCTGACTTTGTGTAACCTATCAACGCTCCTCTTTCTACATCTTTTCCTACTAATCCTTTAAACACAGCTTCGCTGCTAGGATCTAGATTTGAAATAACAGTAGTAACACCACCTTCGCCTGCTTTAGGATCGTATATCTCTACACGGCCATTGCCTGCGGACAATATCGTACCTGTTACAGGAGATTTTACTGGGGTTATATCATCAAATATAAATCCTTGAGCTTTTACACTCTGTGTTATTCTCTGTTCAGGAGTTGCCATCGCATCGAATCCGGTTTCTGAATAACCAGCGCCGCCGTATGTAAGAGTTCCACCTTTGAACTGTTGTACATCTTTAGCTTTTGCTCCGCCGAACAAATCACCAAGCTGCCAACCTTGTTGAGCTAGCTGTGTAGTTTTTTCACCGCTCTGTAATCGAACATCTCTAGATCCTTCGTCTACTTGAGCCGTTTGTGTTCCAGATCCAGCTGTGCCTTCTTTAGCTCCTTCTTTTCTTCCTGCAGCAATGTTAGCTACTTTTAAATCTTGTTTAGCGGCAGCTTCTCTTTTATTATCTTCTTCTTTTGAAAATGTATCATAAAGAACTTCGGGCATTATTGTTTTTTTAACTACACGTCTAATTTCAACGCTCATTAACGCAACCAACGCCGATAGTTGATTTTTAATAGCTGCTTGACCGTCTTCCGAAGTTAAGTTTGTAAGAAATTCTTTAAGGTATGGCAATGCCTGCCCTGACAATTCTCCCAAGTATGTTCCAAATTTTTCCATCATCTCAGGTATTTTTAACTGTTTCATCTGTGCGCCAGCTTTGTCTAACTCAGGAAGTATAACACTCATAAACCCTTCTCGAATGTCTTTAGTCATCAATGAGAAAGTATCTAATAGTTCTGTAATACCATCTACTTGCTTTTGTTCTTTTTTAGCAGCTAACACTATTTCTTTTATCTGTGCTCTTGTTAAATCGTTAACATTACCGTATTTTGCTAACCTTTCTAACATGGTTTTAATACCATCGCCCATTAGACCTGCTTGATCACCAGACTGGGCAACTGCTGTAATAAATTGATCACTGTTTTTCGCAAACTGTTTGGCATTCTCAATGTCGTCAACTAGTCTTTCTGTTTGATCAATAGTAAACTGTTCAGCAGTAATACGAGGATCTTTTACATCGGCCATAATACGTTTTTCATTTTCCCAAAGTTTAGGAAACATTGTTCTCAACATATTAGCACTTTGAGATATTGGTTCAACTCCAAGGAACATTGCTTTATGTAATTCTGCGCCATCTTTGCCATACATAGCAACAACTTCTTTCAGACGCATGTCTAACTTAGTTTGTTCTTCTATTGATAATTTTGCTCTTGCTTTTTGATATGCGACATCTTGGCTAGCAACTTCTGCCATTTTATCTAATGTTTCTGTTGACTGTCCTGACAGTTTTGACAAAGCATCTAGATTTTTAATATACGCTAAAAAAGATCTATTCAACTCGTCATCAAACCCGCCTTGTATTTTTCTGCCTCTGGTATTAGTTACCATCCATCTAGCAAAAATATCTGCGACATCGTTAGTAGTATATCCCATGTTAAGCAGTTGTCCTTTTACTTGACTGTTACTGCCCATTAGATTTTTCATACCGGAAGCAAATTGTGTAGCACCTTCTTGTACAGTTCCGCCATAGCTGGCAAATTGTTGACTGTTTTTCATAATAACTGAAACAAAATCACCAACGTCCATACGTGCTTGTGCGGCTGTATATCTTAATTCTATTAAACTATTTCCAAAAGTTGCTCCAACTTTCGCTGACTTTTTTAATTCTTCATTCCATCCTTCCATTATTTTAAAGACAGCTACAACTACTTCACCTAGCTGTCCTAATGTTTCGCCTACGAACGGAATATTCTTGATAAGATTTTCATTTACTACGTTAGCATAATCACTAAATGATGATTTACCATCCGAAATCATTTTTCCAAATGTTTTAATTGAAGCAGCAGTTCCGCCTAGCATCTTAGCTAGACCAGTTAATGCTTCTATAGACATTTCGATAGCTGCGGCCATAGGTCCTAGCTTGCCTGCCATCTTGGCCGCGCCCATAGCTTGTCCTGCTGCTCCTGCGGCACCACCGCCACCACCTGATTGTTTTTCAAGATGTTTAACAGCTTTTAATAATTCTTGCATCGTGGCTTCAGACGCAGCGTTTTTTATCTGCGAGCCTACGCCATTAATGAGTATTTCTACGTCTTTCGTTGCCATTAGTGTATGTTAACCGTTTGTGATTCAATAGCAGACAAATGTCTGCCTGACAAGATAAGTTTGTCTGATGTTAGTTGTACCAGTGTAGACAAATTAGAATTTAATGAATGTACTAATTCAGCTAATGATGTATCACCGCCTGTAGCCATAATACCAGTTAACTGATCCGGAGTTAATACAGCTTCTTGCCCATGTAGTGTTGCTTCTGTCCCAGTTCCAAAGTTAGCAAACAGTCTGCCATAGGTTCCAAGAGTACCACCAGACATTCCGTTTGTCTGAGCGCCGCCCACGATACTTTTTAGTTTTTTAGCGTAAGCTGGATCAGTAGCATAACCTGTTCTACCTTGAGCTGTGATTGCGCTGTCAACGTCTTTAGATGCTAGCACATCAGCATATCGTTTTTTGTTCTTTAACAAGAAATCAATATAATCTTGTGCCGAGTCTGCTACATCTTTATATGCTCTAAATTCTTGAGGAACCCTAACATCTTTACCATTGATGTGCTCAGTAGTCATCGCTGTAACTTTACCTGCGGTTCCTGGTCCTGATGCTGCTTTAATACCAAACGCATTATTGCCTACCATGTGAGCACCGTAGCCAGTTTCTAGAGATGTCTGGGCTGCTCCTAATCGAGCAACAACTTCTGGATTTTCTAGACCTTTTGCTTTAGCTGCTTTAAGTAGAGCTTCGTACATATAGTTGTAGTACTCTTTACCTTTAGCTGATATTTTTGCTGGAGTTACGGCTGAAGTATCAGTGGTAGATATTTTTTCGCCACCTGCTCCTTTATAATCTGATTGAAATAATTGCCCTTTACCTGTTTTAAGTTGTTCTAATTCATTTTTTTCTCGGATAGCTTTTATTTCTTTCTCTTCGTCTTCAACAGCTCCGCCCCAAATACCAAGCATACGCCTAATCGCATATTTCAATCGAACACTAAAGATATCTAAGAACGTGCTCAACTCGTTTAATAGATATTGACGACCGTCTTTAGATCCTAGATATTCTAGTGATTTAATTAATCCCGGTAGATATTCTTTTACTGCTTGCCCTAAGAACACACCAAACTTTCTCATACTTTCTGCGAAGTTAGTATCTTTTAAAGATTCACTTAAAGATGTCAAAGCAGGTAATACAGCATCAAGGAAAGCTGTTTTTAATTTTCCAGTTGCTATACTAAATGAATTTAAAAATTCAGTTAGTTCATTTTGTTTGTCTAGTGCTTTTTGATTGTCTTCTAATATATTTTGTATCTGTGTTGTTAGGTCTCCAGTTTTATCACCGTATGCTAACACTCTCTTCTGTATCGGCTCAAGAGCTTTTTTCAATTCATCTGCTTGAGCACCACTAAGGCCCATATATTTGATAACATCTTCTAATTTTTGTCCACTTTTTACTGCCTTAGCTAGATACTCTGCTTGTATCGGAATCATTTTTTCATGGAATTTTTTGTCGTCGACTCCTCTTTGTGTAGCAGCAGCAATATATTTTCTAGCACCATCAGATGCTTCTGGCATTAATACTGATAGCATTTGACCAGCATCAGTG